ACAAATAATAACACAGTATACTTAAATATCTAATATAATGAGTGCAAAAAATCAAGTACAACTATTGAACGAACAGCTAGGTAAAGGCGGTATTAGCGTAGTATTTACAACGGCAGCACAAACTGAAAATTTTTACGCAGTGCATTTCGTAACTGAAAGCGTTATAAGCGCTATTACAATTACAAACTGCACAGGCGAAAGCGCGTTACAAACGACTATACCTGCGGGTACAGTTATTTTTGCTTCAATTTCTGCAATAACTATGTCTAGCGGCGTAGCTATAGGCTACCATAATTAAGATATGAAGCTAGCGTTAACTATGGGTATAAATTCTAGGCGCGAAAACCTAGAAGGTATGGGCGGTTTTAGTTTAACTGACGTAGATAATTTACAGGTATGGTTACAAAACAATACAGGTATAACGCTTAACGGCGCTTTAGTATCGCAATGGGCTGACCAAAGTGGTAACAATAACTTAGCTAGGCAAACTACGGAAACTAACCAACCTACAGCAAGCGGCGGCGGTATAGATCTAGACGGTACTGACAACTTTATGACGTTAAACACTGCACTAAATTTAAGTGCCTTTACTATTTTTGCTGTTATAGATTTAGACGACACAACGCTAGAAACCCTTATAGGCAACGGAACTAACGGCGACGACTTTTTTAGGTTAAGCGGTACTACTTGGACTATAAGAACGGAAGGCAGTAGCTTCCAAACTACGCTTACAACAAGCGCAGGCACTGATAAATACTTACTTACTCTATACGCTGACGTAGGCGCTAGTGCTACGCGTTACTATTTAGAAGACGACGGCACAGCCGAAAGTAATAATGTTATAGATAACAAAACTTTTACTGTAAAAGATATAGGGCGTAATAGTGCTAACGCACAATTTTTTAACGGTAAGATATACGAATTTGTTATATATGGCGACGAACTTTCTGCAGCAAACAGGGAACTAGTAGAAGCGGATATAATGACTAGAAACAGTTTATAATATGTACTATAAAGGCAGTAAAAATAAGTGTATAGAAATTATAGCAAGGTTAGACGCTGTACGCGACTACCCTAACGCTAGTACGCAAACAGTTAGCGACGTACAAAAGATACCAAGCAGCACTAGCTATATAGTAAAGATACCTAGCGATTTATACGAAGAACTAACAAGCTACGAAAAAGGTAAGATAATAGACGATAAGCCTGTAGAATTTAATACAGTAAACTAATGGATAAAGATAGATTGTTAAATATACAATTTACAAACGAGGTACTACCGAAAACTATAGAAAGCCCTATAAACGAGTGGATAGGCTACGGCGACGGCGACTATAAAAACCTGTACCCTAACTATATTATAGACCTTTATAACAATTCGGCAACGCACGCGGCAGTAGTTAACGCTACTGCAGCTATGATCGCAGGCGAAAATTTAATGATAGAAGAAGGCGACGACTTACAGCAATACGTAGCGTTAAAGAAGTTTTTAGCTGACGCAGGAGAAAATACTACACTACACGAAATTATAACTAAAATAGCTTTCGACCTTAAACTACAGGGCGCTTTTGCTTTAAATATAATATGGTCTAAAGACCGTAGCCGTATTAGTCAGATAAAACATATACCTGTAGAAAAATTAAGAGTAGGCAAGCCTAACGAAGACGGCAAAATAACGGAATACTATTTAAGTAGCGATTGGGCGCAGTATAGAAAGAAAGAACACACGCCTATTAGAATAGCTGCCTTTAACGAAGACGATAGAAGCGAAGCTAGCCAAATAATGTATAAGGGCTTGTATTCGCCTGCTATGGAAATATACTTTACACCCGACTATATAAGCGCTAATAATTGGATACAAATAGACAACCTAACGGCAGATTATCACTTAAACAATATATCTAACGGCTTTAGCGCTTCGTACTTCATTAACTTTGCTTCGGGGATACCTACAGCCGACGAACGAAGACAAATAGAACACCAAATAACGCAGAAATTTAGCGGCGCTAATAATAGCGGTAAAATGGTTTTAACGTTTAGCGACGACGCTAACAGCAAACCCGAAATAGTACCTATACAAGTAAGCAACGCAGACAAGCAGTATACAGTACTTAACGAACTTTGTATACAAAATATAATGATCGGACACCGCGTTACTAGCCCTATGCTGTTAGGAGTTAAAACGGAAGGGCAACTAGGCGGACGTGGCGAACTATTACAAGCGCACGAACTATATACTAACACAGTTATACGACCTTTTCAAGAAGTTATACTAAAGTGCATACGCAAAATACTAGCTGTTAACGGTATCGCTATACCTATTAGTATAGAAGTATCTAAACCGCTTAATAGTATTTTTGACGCAGACACTTTAAAAGAAGTATTAACGCAAGACGAATTAAGAGAGCAGCTTGGCTACCCTCCTTTATCTAAAGCAGCTAGTAACGAAACTACGGACGCTATTTCTACTATAAGCCCACTAGTAGCTACCAAGGTATTAGACAATATGGACGTAGAAGAAATACGTAGCCTTATCGGTTTAGAAACTAGCGAAGAACAAAAAGAAGCCGCTAAAGACGCGCAGAATACTGAGCAACAATTCTGCAGCCACGAAATAGAAGCTAGCGACGTATTAGAGCCTAGCGAAGAAAACTTAATAAAGTATATAGACGAAATACACGAAGTAGAAGAAGATCTTATAGCAGAAGGATACGAACTAGTAGAAGAAGAAGACGTAGACGAAGACGAAGCAAACTATAATTTTGCAGCTAACACCGCAGCTATAAACCCTACAGGCGTAGGTAGTAAGTCAAAACGTGCAGACGGTAAATTCTTTAAGATACGCTACGTATATAGACCGCTTACAGTAGTAGAAGGTAGTCGCGACTTTTGCCGCCATATGGTAACAGCACACGCTAACAGCATATTTAGACGCGAAGATATTAGTAAAATGAGTAGCCAAAAGGCTAACGGCGACTTCGGCTTCTACGATATTTTTAAGTTTAAAGGACGTTTTAACTGCCGCCACACTTGGAAACGTAGAACGTATGTACTAAGAACTGCTAAAGGGCGTGTAGTAATAGACGGTAAAACATATGAGCGCGGCGATAGGCTACCCAATTTAGAAGAAAACTATAAGAGCATTACAACGGCTGCGGCAGACGGCGTTAGAATACCTGTAAAAGACGCAGACGAAAACATAGCAACAAAGAAGAATAAACAAGTAGGCAAGGGCTACGAAGAATAAATAGATTATGGCAGTATTATTTATAAGCGAAGACACTATAAAAAAGTCCACTACTATTAACGGTAACGTAGACGCAGAACTACTGCTACCATACATAAAGGTAGCGCAGGATATACATATACACCAACTGCTAGGCACTGACTTATACGACAAGCTAGCTAGCCTTATTACTGCAGGTACTATGCAGCAAACAGCTAACGACGACTACGAAACACTTATAGACAAGTATGTACAGCCTGTACTTATACACTACAGCTTATATGAGTGCTTGCCGTTTTTATCTTATAAGATAATGAATAAAGACCTAGTGCGTAAGATCAGCGAACAGTCGAGCGCAGCTAGTTTAGAAGATTTAAAATACTTACGCGGTATTGTGTTAAATACTGCAGAATATTACGCAGAACGTTTAATAGAGTGGCTAAGAAACAATAACGACAAGTACCCCGAATATACAAGCAATACAGGCGCAGACCTAAGCCCTACTAAAGAAGCATACTTTAGCGGTATGAATTTACAAGCAGGTATACAAGGAAAAGCGCAAAAAGGTATAACGCTAAGAAACTTTTTTAAGGCTAACGAAATAGGCTACTAATGAAGTATAAGCCAAAACAAAAAAACGTAGAAAAATTAAAAACATATTTAGATAAGGCTAAAAATGAAAAACCTGCTACAACAAAACGCCGACGTACTAGGGCTAAATAGTGTAACGTTATTTATTTCGTTTACTACAGTAGAGCAAATTTTACAAATAGTTTTACTGTCGGTATCTATTATATATACTGTAGACAGGTATATAACTTGGAAAAATGGCAAGAAAGGTAGTAAGTAGTTTTATAGAAAAGCCTAAAAACAAGCGTAGAAAGCATAGTAAAAACGCTAGCAAAGGGCAGAACGGCTATAAGAAAAAGTATCGAGGGCAAGGCAGATGATACAAAAGGACTTAACGCTAAACGTAGGTAATATAATTTGGATAGTAGGAATAATCTTTACTATGGGTGTAGCGTATAGCCAAATAGCGCAGCTTGAAGA